TAATCAAGGGCGGTGTCATATTCATAATGTCTATTGATTTTTTCATTATATCTATTGTAATTGAAATAACCTTCAATTGTTCTGTTGATATAAAAAACTGAATCGCCAAAGTGTGTTTCGTGTACTGTCATAATTTCATTGTTTGATATGTCAAAGATAATAAATAAATTCTATTAATTGCAAATATATTTTAAAAAAAAAGAAAATTTTTTATTCCTACGAATATAAGGCACAAAAAAAAAGGGACACAAATGCGCCCCTTTTATGGTCTAATTGCTTATTGATTAAGCAGTTTCAAGCGCGGCTTTGTCAACGCTGAAATCACCGTTCACAAATGCGTTTGGTAGGTAGTTGGTAAGCGCTACGCGTTCCATGACGCGGCACGTTACGAATCCATCACGGACATTGGTTCCGTCTTCTCTGAAGAATTCAACAGAAACATTGTCACGAACCCAAAGTTGTGTTCCAACGCTAAAGTTTCCGATTAAATATTTGTCGGAAGTGATTGCAGTTGAAAGAACTACGGGAACGCCGTTGATTCTTGGTTCAAGTCCTTGGTACCATTGGTCTTTCAAATAGCTATTATTTGAATCTTTCAACAACAAGATTTTGTGAAAATCTGTTGGTGACATCATGATATAATTTGCTTGATAGTTTGAAAGTGCAAGTTGGTTCATTGCAACCGTAAGAACGTCAAATTCATTCGCGCTTTCGATAGCGTTGGCAAAGCCACCCGCCGCGAAGTCAGTTGAATCGGTAATGATACCACTTAATTGTGGCGCAACACCGGTTCCGCTTAGAATTTGTGTGTCTTCAACTTCCAAAAGTTTTTCAGGCGCACGCGATGACAAATAACTTGTCAATTGTGGTGTATCGCTTAACATCTCCTCTGAAATTCTAAAATAGGTCGATATCTTCTGAACGTTGGCATCACTTGCGGTGAAATCAAAATCAGATTGACCCATTGTAGCACCTTGAGAAGTTGCCGCGGCGCCATTGTCATACGCGCTTTCCTTTACGAAACGAACGACGTCCGACGCAGTCGAACCCGTTGGAATAAGTTGACGAACGTGTGTTGAACGCGTTGGGTCAAACTTATACCCCGCAACTCTATCCGCCGGAATAACTTCACCGGTGTACGAATTCGCAGTTGTCATGTCGCCCGCTTTAATATCGAATTTTGCGGAACGTGCGTTTCCGTTTTTAAGTGCGTCAATCGCACCTTCGGAAATTGCTTTTGTTAGTGAATTTTTGAATGATTTTGGTTCACGACTTTCATTGAATTTTTTTGTCGCTACTTCTTGGGCGTCAATTCTTGAATTCAGGTCGTTGAATTTTTCAGTCAACGCGTTGAATTCGTCTTTGTTAGTTGACGCAACGTTTTCAAATTTAGATTCGATTTCTTTTGCAATCGCATCAATTTGATTTTTTGTGTTTTCTTCCATGATTAAAGTTTTTGGAAAATGTTTAACATATAATTAAAAGGTTCGTCAGCATCAACCGCGTTTTTCGGCAACGTGGTTTCCTCAACCGGCGTTGTGAATTGTTCAAACAATGATTTTAGCTTTAAAAGTTCGGATTCAATGGATAATCCCATTTCGTCCGAAATATTGCCTTTGCGAATTAGCTTGGCAAGTTTTTCAAAACGTTCACAATGTTGTTTTGTCAACGTTTCATTTTTTACATCAAGGATTTTCGCTTGGTCATTGGCGGCAATAGTGACCGCGCTAATTTCGTACAATTTGACTTCCAATATTTCGCGAATGTCCCCTTTTTGTTGTTTTTGTATTGGCATGATTCCAACCGAGTTTTCGGTAATGACGCCGGCTTTCATTAATTCAATTGTGTCCATTCCAAGTTGCGTTTTGGCAACTTCGGCAACGAAAACAAGTCCCTTGTCGTCTTCATATAGTTCAACCATTTTTCCAATTGGTTTGAACATGTCGTGTTGATACAAGTATTTGACACGTTCGCCGTTTTCTTCAATGGTTTTTTTATACGCGCCTTTGACAATCACGTCGTTGTCGGAATCTTTATTTCCAAAATATGAACCGTAACCCTTGACAATGCCCGCCTTTTCATCGGCGTCAAGCAATTCCCCAACGGGTGCGGTCTTGAATAAAATTGACATATTTTTATTTTTTACAAATTTACGAATTTTAAATTTAGACAATTGACGACGTTCCCGCGCCGGACAAGCCAACACCAACCCCCGTCAATCCTTCACGCGCTTGCGCACCTTCAATCGGAATTGGAATGATACCGCAACGACAATTGATTCGATTTGCCGCCGAACCTGAAGGGTCACCGGGGCGTCGCATTTTGTCACTTCCGAAAACTGTCGGCACGTCAAAAAACCCGTCAAAAGGAATATCCGGGTGTCGTTCCATTTCAACGTGGTCGGCTTTGTCGCCTTCAAAAAACGAACGAACGCGTCCGTCCCTTGCGGTAATCCAACGCTTATTCAATTGGTCAGGCGGAAACAAAGTTGTTGCGCCTTTTTCAACGCCAAGGTTTGCCGCGTTTGTTGCTTCAGTACGAACCAACCGACGCGCTTGAAAATCGGAATATCGTGTGAACTCTGAACGCAATATCCGGGCGCGTTCACGTTCACCAAGTGAATTGAATTCGGGGTCTTGCATTCGTCTTTTAAGTATCTTTTTTAATGTTTCAAGTGCCGTTCCTTGAACTAAAACAATTTGCGTTCCGGCATGTTCTAAGGCGTACAATTTAAACGCTTGTTGAAATATGTCTTCAAGTTTTTCCGAATCAAACGATTTTGGAATATACCGCCGGAAATTGTTTGCATACCATTTCGCAAAGTCCAAACCAATATCGGTATAAATTGCAATGTATATGTTTTTCCAATCGTCGGTTTTGAACAAACCTTCAGTTTGAATGTTATTTGTTTGAATGAACATGTCAATCGCTTGAAAATAGTTTCGTTTGTAAAAACGCTTTAAACGCGCGACAAGGCGGTTTTCAGCACGTCCAAGTCGCTTTGAAAACGCCGAACGCCAATCGTCAACGAAATCTTTTTTGACAATTTCTTTTTCCTTCAATGATTGCATTTTATTTTATTTTATCAATGTATTTTTGTATTTCAATGACGTCAACGTCAAGTGAAAAAGACAAGTCCGCCGACCATTGTTTGACGGGTTTATTTCTACTATAAACGACAATAGTCGGTACCGTTTGAATTTGTGATTTCATTTGATTTGTTTGATTTTCCAACCAAGCAAATTGAACTTTGCAACCAATCAATCCGTTCAGGTCGATTGTTCTATTTTGATTCCAACGGGCGTTGATTTGTAGAACTGTTATTTCATTGCTTTCAATTGGCGCATGTACTGACTTGATAGGTACAAATAAAACCAACAACACAAGCAATAAAGTTTTCATTTTTAATTGGTTTTTAATTCATATAAACGCGCTTCAATGATTTCAAGTTTTTCAAAGTTTTTTTCAATCAATTCCCGGTTGTTCATGACTTCGTTTCGAATCATGTTGTCTTTCATGTCGTATTCTTCACGGGTTATCACGGGAATAGGTTGCAGCATTGCGTCGTTGATTTGCGCTTTTAAATTCCAATAAAAACCCGTCGCAATTATAAGTCCGCCCGCCAACGAAATGATTGTTTCGATTGACATGTTGAATTTTGTTTGTTTTGAAAGTTCTTTCATTTTAATCGTTTTCTAATTTGGACAATGTTTCTTTCACCCATTCACGCATTTGCGTTCCGCCCCAAAGATTCCATGAAACAAACCCGTTGTCTTTCCATGGCGTTTCCTTGTATTGTTCAGCAATTTTTTCGTTGCCTTCATGACGTGCAAAAAATGAATTGATTCTTTTTAACATGTCAACATTCAAAGGGTCACGACTTGCAAGCATTGACGCACGTCGCCAACCCGTCGGCGTTCCGGCGGTAACTTCGTCACCGTATTTTTCGCGCCACTCAATCATTCGTTTGGCGTTGTTGGTTGCGCTTTGTGGGTAATTGTCAAACGTGTCGCCGTTTTTTTCTTCTTCTTCTTTTGAACTCATTGGGTGTCCTTCCGGAAGTAAATCGGTGTCGTGTTTTCCTGAACGAAACTTTCCGTTTCTAAGTGCAAACAAATAAGAATTCACGCGTCCCATTGCCCATTGTTCAGGCGACGAAACAGTCGGTCGAACCGATTGCGGGTTTGTACGATACGCGCCAACACCACGTTCATAAACTTCAAACAATGTGTCAACGTCAGTTGATTTGTCAGGGTCGTTGTCCACTTCGTCGTTGTGTTCTTCAACCTTGTTTTCAAGTGCGGCTTTCAAACGTTCCGAAATTTCTTTTTCTTCTTCTTCATTTTCTGACTTGTCGCCTTCAGTAAGTGCGGCTTCATAAAGTTCATGTGAATCAAAAGGCATGTAAACCGTTTCACCGTCAAATGAATGTTCGTGGTGTCCCGTTCCGCCAAGTTCAACCGCACGCGCTTCGGCTTCATCAACCGTTGTGAATACGTCGGACATTCCCGGGACAAG